GCCCTTTCCCGCGCTGTCGGCGCCCTCCCCAAATCCCCCCCCCCCCGCCGTATCGCCGAAACCAAAACCGCCCCCGACGGCAAACGCTGGCAGGATGTCAGCCCTGCTACGGCAGCAGCCAAAAACGGGCGCGGCGGGATTTTGGTAGACCACGGCAACCTATTGGCAAGCATTACGCACGAGGCATCGGCAAAAAGCGTGATTACCGGCTCAATCATGGGCTACTCGGTTTATGTGCAGGAAGGCACGAAAATCATGCCGGCGCGTCCGTTTTTGGGCTTGTCTTCGCAAGATTATCAGGACATTGACGATTTAATGTCCGATTGGCTGGAAGGATTGATTGTCTGATATGGCTTTAAAACAGCATGAAAACTTATTGGCGGTCTATCCCGAAATCTTAGGCCGTCTGAAAACCGTCAAAGGCATCAAGGCGGTCAAGGAGATTGGCGAACTTGCCGAACTGCTCGCCCAAGGCGCGGCGAAACGCAAAGCAGCCCCGTTGGACGGCGCGGTCTATGTCGTTTACGGAGGTTCGACCTTTGCCGATGAGGCGAAGAACGGCAAATACCTGAAATCGCCGCTGCACTTTACCTTTGTTTTGGCGCGAAGTTATGCCGCCAACGGCAAATCCACGCTGTACGAGGTCGGCGAGACCCTGACGGCAATCCAGCGTGCGTTTTCTGGCTGGGATGCGGGCGACGAATATGCTGTTACCCCTTTCCGCCGCATCGCCTCGCCATCCATCGAATACAACGACGGCTTTGCTTTTTACCCCATTTCATTCGCCTGCGACACCGTGCAGGCAAACTAAAGGAGCTGCCACATGGCAAAACAAAACGACCACGGCTTAATCTTTGAGGGCGACGTTAAGGTGCGCAACCTCAATCAAAAAGGCTCTGGCTTTATCGAAATCGGCAATACCACTGCCCTGACCACGCAAACCAGCGTGGAAACCAAAGAGCGCGTGTCCAAGCAAAAAGGCACTTACGGCAGCGCGTTGGACAGCCTGAAAACCGTCAAGCCTACCGAAATCGGCCTGAAGCTCGACACCTTCGACAAAGATAATTTGGCATTGGCTTTGATGGGCGAAGCCGCCGTCATCGCGGCAACGGCGCAGACCGTTACCGACGAGACCGTAACCATCGGCAAAAAAGGCATGGCGTACAAGCTGGCAAACGGCAACATCGACCCGGCTACCGTCAAAGTCAAAAACAAGTCCAAAGCCAATGTCGACGCCAAGCATTTGGACATCAATGCCACCTTGGGCATGATTACCGTCCTGCCTACTGCCGACACCGTCAACGACGGCGAAGAAATTACCGTCGAATACAAAACCCGCGATTCCGGCGGCTACAAAGTGTCCGCCGCGACCTTGTCCCACTTGGACTTGGAAATCTACGTCGACGGCCGCAACCGCGTTACCGGCGAAGCGGGCGTCCTGCACATCCCCCATGCCGTACTGGCGGCGGACGGCAGTATCGACTGGTTTGGTGACGATTTTAACGAAGCCGAATTTAAAGGCACGGCAGTGTTGGCTTCGGGCGAGACCTCGACTTATTCCTTCACGTCGTACAACAACTAAAGATTCGGGCGGCTTATGCGGATTGGCGGGTTCGCCGGTCGGGCTGTCCGATAAACGGCAAAAAGGTCGTCTGAAACGGGCTTCTGCGTGTAGGCGCAGCGGCGTGGAGTTTCAGACGACCTTTTTTTAAACGGGTTTTAAAACAGATTAGAACCGATACAGGGCTGATTTAATCAGGTATCCGCTGACGGCCATAAAGGCAAAAAATTCCAGCAGTTTCATATCGCGGATGTGCGCCAACATATCGAAACCGAGATACAGGGCGATAAATGCCGAGAATGCGCTGACGGCGAAAAGTATGGTTAGAGCGAGGGTTTTCATGATTTTCGAACCATTCGTGTAGAAAGTGTGGATAAGTCGCACGGGAAAAATGGAGGTAGCTTTGGGAGTTTGTAATGTTCGGAAAATAGAACAAGCATTTTTTCATCAATCAAGTCTAACTGCGAAACATATGTTTCCCAGCTAAGGTTTCGCGTCAATTTGACTTTGGCTTCTGCTGCAATTCTAAGGTTTGATGCCCGCAAAGAAGCAGCCTGTAAAAGGATTCGGTACTTGTTTCTAGGATTTGGTGTTTCAAATTTTCTCCACCCTTCCTTGCGGGCGATTTCTTGGCATTTTTCCAATTTCTTCCATGTGAAATTTTCGTTATTCCGAAGCGTGCAGATATGGTCTGCTGCAGTTTGGGGAGTGGGAAAGGTGCATAGTGCGTCATAAATTTGGTCGACATCAAACAGTGCGGACAATCTGTTTTCTGAAAGAATCTGACGGATTGCCTGTTTGTAGTAGGGTTGCAAATGTTTCATATGCTGACTGTAAGTAAGATTATTTATTTTAAATAGCAAAGGTATCAAAATAATGGCGAATATTCAAGCAGGTTTAGAGATTAAAGCGGGCGTGTCCGGTGCCGAACACATCGACGCGCTGGCGCAGTCCATTGAGGCGGCGGGCATCGATACGGGCAAGCTGACCACCGAAGCGAAAGAGCTGGGCGCGACGCTGGCGAAGGCTCAAGCCCAGCAGGCGGCGATTGCGGAATATAAGGCGTTGTCGGCGGAATTGGACAACACTGCCAGGGAAATGCGCGCGCTGGACGAGCTGACCGCATCGCTTGAAAAATCCATGCGCGGCGGCGGTACGCAGCAACAGCAGGCCGATTTGGCGAAGCTGCGCGCCGAATCCGAGCGGCTGGCAAAAAGCGAAACCGAGCTGACGGGCAAGCTGTATGCCGCCCGCGACGCGATGTCTGTGTCGGGCGTATCCGTCAAAAACCTTGCTGCTGAAGAGGCGCGCCTGTCGTCCGAATCCGCCGCCGCAACAGCGCAGCTCGACCGTCTGACCGCCGAAGCGCAAACCCTAAAAGCCATCGCTGATGCCAAAATCCAGCTCGGCATCGATACCGACGATAAGGCGCGGCAGGAAATCCAAAAGACCAAAGATGCTTACGAACTGCTCAAAGACAGCGGCACGCTCTCGCATGAGGAGCTGGCGCGGGCGGCGCAGTTGCAGGAAGGAAAGGTACGCGAACTTGAAGCCAGCCTGAAAGGCGTGAAGCCGTCTATTGCCGAGGTTGCTTCGGAGATTCAGGGCTTGGTCGGCGGCGCGGGCGGTTTGGCGTTTGCCACCCGCGAAGCGATGAAGTTTGAAACCGCGATGGCGGGCGTGCGAAAAGTCGCCGACGGCACGGACGAACAATACGCCAAGCTTTCAGACGAGCTGAAAAAGATGGGCGCGGAATTGGGCATTTCCGCTGCCGAAATGGCGGAACTTGCCGCATCGGGTGGGCAACTCGGCATCCCGATTGAGAAGTTGTCGGAATTTACCGCCATTGCGTCCAAGATGTCGGTTGCCTTTGGTTTGAGTGCGGAAGAAGCAGGCAATGCCGCCGCGACGATTGCCAACGTGTTCCAACTCCCAATCGGCGAGGTCGAGAAGCTCGGCGATGCCATCAACGTTTTAGGCAACAATACCGCCGCGCGTGAAAAAGACATTGTCGCCGCGATGGCGCGTATCGGTGGTACGGCGAAACAGTTCGGACTTGCCGCCGATGAAGCAGCCGCGCTTGCCGACGCTTTTATCGCATTGGGCAAACCGCCCGAAGTAGCGGCTACCGCCATCAATGCTTTGCTGCAAAAACTGCAAACCGCGCAAAGTCAGGGCAAGGGTTTCCAAGACGCACTCGCGTCCATCGGTACGTCCGCCGACGAGATGGCGGCAAACATCGCTGCGAACCCGCAACAGGCTCTGACCGAGTTCCTGCATAAACTCGAAGGCTTGGACAAACAAAGCCGCGCCCTGACGCTCTCGCAACTCTTCGGCACGGAATACAGCGACGACATCGCGCTTCTGGTCGGCTCGCTTGGTGAATATGAAAAGGCTTTGGGTTTGGTCGCCGACAAAGGACAAGTCGTCGGCGCGATGCAGAAAGAGGTGGCAAACGCCATGTCCACCAGCGAGGCGCAAATCAACAAAGCCAAGCAGGAAATAATCAACGTTGCCATCGAGGTCGGCGAAAAGTTGCTGCCTTTAGTGTCTCTATTGGCGAGCACGGCCGGCAGTGTGGCAAGTGCAATCGGAGCGATTACCGAAGAGTTTCCCGTTTTGACGCAACTTGCCGCGCTGTTTGCAGCAGGCGCAGTTGCCGTCAAGGCTTATGAGGCGGCTGTCCGCCTGACGGGTGGTGCGGTATCGGCATCGTTTGCGACCCAGCGCGTCGGCATTGAGGCAACCAAGGCATCCATCCTGTCGACCACTGCCGCTGCGAGAGAGCTGGGCGTCGCGCTCAAATCTGCCGCCGCTGGTAACGGTTTTAGCAACGGAGCGGCTGCTGCGGGGGTGTTGGCACAAAACCTTAAACTGGCTGCGACCAATGCGGGGTTGTTGTTTGTGGCATTTGAGGCGGGTCAGGCGGTCGGCTCTTGGTTGCGTGAAAACACCGATTGGGCAAAACTTTTCGGCGACAACCTCGCCCGTATCCCTGCCATTATAGACAGCCTGTTCACCACCGGCGGGCTGGACAAATACCGCGAGCATTTCAAAACCGAAGCCCAAATCAAGCGCGAGCTGGCCGAAGCGGATAAAAAGGCGCAAGAAGCTGCCGAAAAAGCCGCTGCCGCCAAGAAAAAGGCAGCCGAAGAGGAAGCCGCCGCCGCCAAAGCCCTGCAAGCCGAATATCGTGCTTCCGCCGCCGAACAGGCTGCGTTGGAGCGCAGTATGGCCGCCTTGCGTGCCGACGGGCGCGAAACTGGCGATTTTTACAGCGAGCTGGCGATCAAGCTGGAAAACGTGCGCACCAAAACCGCCGAATTGAAGGCGGAACTTGACAAGAAAAATGTCAAAATCAGTGCGGATACGGGCGAACTTGCCGAGGCGCAAAAGGCCCTTGAATCTTTGGGGCTGACGGCTGAAGAAGTCACCACCGGTCTGAGTAAGAAAGCGTCGGAAGGGATTGCCAACTTTTCCATCGCTGCCAATAAGTTTGGCAATGATGCCGAGCAGATGTCCCGTGTATTTCAGGCGGCATTAAAGCAGATGGACAGCCCTGAAGCGGTCGAAAAACTGAAAGCCGCATTGGAGGACGCGGGCAAGCAGGCAGGCATGACCGCCGAGGAAATTAAAAAAATCGGCGACGCCGCGCCTGTTGCGTCCGATAAGGTTGCCGACGCATTTTCCAAAATCGGTGTGGACAGCAAAGCAGTGATGACCGGTATCAGCAGCGACGCACGTCAGGCGTTTGCCGACTTTAAGGACGCGTCCGAACAGGCGGCGGCTGCCGGTCAGAAAGATGCCAAGCTGATGCAGGCGGCGTTTGAGCAGATGATGGGCAAACTCAAAAGCAAGGAGGAATTTTCCGAGTTCCAGCACCAGCTCAAAGCCAGCGGTGATGCGGCACTTTTGACACAGGAGCAGCTTGCCCGCTTGGGCGACGCGGCTTCGGGCGGCGCGGAAAAAGCCAAAGCCGCCTATCAAGGGCTGAACGATACTGCCGCGCAGGCGGGCGAATCCGCCAAAAACGCCCACAACAAGGGCGCGCAGGCAGCGGAAAGCCATGCTCAATCCGTCGGCAAGGTAGTCAAGGCAAACGACGATGCGGCGGCGAGTGCGGAAAAGGCGGCGGCAGCGACCGAAAAAGCCGCCAAAGCCGTAACCGACTACGGCTACCGGCTCAGTCAGACGGGCGGCTACGTCAAGTTCAACAACGAACAGCTTGAATTGATGAACCAAAAATTCAGGGGCGTCAAAATCGGTATGGAAGCAACGCTGCAAATCGGGCGCATGAAGGACTACACCCAGCAGATTTACCTTGCCAACTCCGCCATGCAGCGGTTGAGCGACGCAACGGCGCAGGGCGCGTTGACACAGGGTGTCCTGAACGATGCCGCCAATGCGGCTGCGGCGGCTGCCGACAAGCTGGGCAATACCGAGCTGACCAAGTTCAGGAGTGCGATTGCCGACGCGCAACGTCGTCTGAACGCGCTGCGCCAAGAGGCAAGCGACGCCACCCGCGCCCTTGAGGCAGAGCTTGCCGAACTCAACGGCAACGCCGAAGCGGGCTACGCTTTGCAGCAGGAGAAAAAGCTGCGCGAATTGAATCAGAAACTGGCAAACGCCAAGCAACTGGGACAGGGCGACATCGCCCGCGAATACCAGCGTCAAATCGAGCTGCAACAGCAGATTTACGACCGCCAACGCAACAAACGCGCCGAATCAGCCGCGCAGGAACGTGCCCGCAGCCAAAACACGGCAAGCGGCAGCAACAACGTGGCACGTCAGTTGCAGCAAATCGGCAATCCGCAGGTCAACGTCAATACTGACGAGCTTAACCGCCTTTTGGCACAACGCGACGAGGCAATCGCCAACAGAGCAGTCGGTAGCCTGATGACGCAACTGGAAAACTCATTCAAGCGGACAAGTTAAATCAGACGGTAAATACAAACCCGACTGCAACCATGCCAAGCCCCGATTTTCGGGGCTTTTGCTTTAATGGGGTTTTATATTTAGGCAAAGGTCGTCTGAAATGGCCGATTGGATTTTAAAGCGCAAGGACACCGGCGCAAGCGTCCGCCTGCCGCAGGATATGCGCTGGGAAGATGAATTTAGCTGGAACAAGGTGGCGCAGGCAGCGCCGCAGCGCACGCTGTCGGGCGGTTTGGTGATCCAGCAGGGGATTAAGGCAAACGGCCGCCCGATTACGTTGTCGGGCGATTGGGTATGGCTGGACTTGGGGTCTTTGCGTACTTTGCGCGATTGGACGGACGTCCCCGAGCTGGAAATGACATTGTCCCATTACGACGGGCGCGAATTTAATGTCATTTGGCGCACGCATGACGCGGCTTTGGGCAACGTCGAACCGGTGCGTTACTCGACGCCCGAGGCGGACAGCGAGCGGTATACCGCCAAGCTCTGCCTGATGACGTTTTAAGGTCGTCTGAAAGCAGGTTTAAACAGGATTTAAAGAGGTTTCAAAAATGGAAAAAACAACGCGCCTGACGCAACAGGATTTGCAGATTTACCCCAGCCAGCGCATGACCGATACGCCTGACGGCGGCGGTGTGATGGGGGGGCAGCCGCTGACGGGCGAGGATAACGAGATATTCCCGCCCGTCTCGGACGTTGACCGCACGATGGGCAGCTTGGACGCGCGCCTGCTCTATCCCGCCGTCCTGCGTAACGACTCCGAGCCGCTTTACGGCGGGCATTTCGTCATTACCGAGCCACCAACCTCTGAAAACGTGTCGTTTTTGGCGTTCAAGGCGCGCAACTACGGCGAGAGCCGCGCAGACATTATGCCTCGCATTGAAGCGTATTCCGTGCCGACGGTGGAAAGCCGCATGACGCTGATGGGGCGGCATTTGGCGGGCGTGCGCCTTGTGCAGGCATATCAGCGCGAAGAAGCCCCGTTGCCTAAAGTAGGCGAACGGTACTGCCTGCAACACGAAGACAAAACCAATGCCAAGACCGAGCGCATTACCGAATATTTCCGCATCGCCAATCTGACGCACGAAATGCGGACGTTTGAAATTCCCCTGCCAAGCGGGCAGACCAAAGAAATCCGCCGCCGTGTCGTCAAAATGGAGACGACCAACCCGCTGACGCGCGACTTTGATGGTGTCGATTACCCGGTCGAAGGCTATGCAGGCAACAAGGTCAAGATTTTAGAGACGCAGGTCGCCGATTCAGCGAGCTATTACGGTGTCAAACCTGTTTCAGACGACCTCAAAGCAGGCGACGCATCGCTGACGGTTGCCAGTATCTACGAAAAGCTGGTACCGACTTCGACGGTGGAGACACCGTATGCCGACCAATATCCCGTCGCGGGCGATATGTGGGTGGCTGCTGCGCCTGAAAAGCGGGTGTTTCAGGGCTATGTTTCGGGTGGTACGCTGACGATGCCCCATTCGCTTTTGCCGGGCAG